AGTTCTACCATAGAGTGGAGCAGAAGGTCCCCTTTGACCTCGACTATCTCAACCAGATCACGAACGGCGGGGTTCCGAGCAAGACCCTCAACGTCATCCTTGCGGGCACGGGCGTGGGCAAGAGTCTCTTCATGTGCCACCATGCGGCCAACTGCCTCAGCCAGAACAAGAACGTCCTCTACATCACCTGCGAGATGGCCGAGGAACGCATCGCCGAGCGAATCGACGCAAACCTCATGGACATCACTCTGGATGATCTGAAGAAACTCCCCAAGGATGTCTATGACCGCAAATTGAATACGGCCACGGGGGGACTCACGGGAAAACTCATCATCAAGGAGTACCCTACGGCCACGGCAAACTCCGACCATTTTCGGCATCTTCTTCAGGAACTTCGTCTCAAGAAGGACTTCAAGCCCGACATCGTGTTCATCGACTACCTGAACATCTGCACCTCCAGCAGGTTCAAGACCGGCAACAGCAACATCAACTCCTACACCTACGTCAAGGCCATCGCAGAGGAACTCCGTGGTCTGGCGGTTCAGCACGACTTTCCCATCTTCACGGCCACCCAGACCACCCGATCGGGCTACAACAACTCGGACGTGGAACTGACGGATACGTCGGAGTCCTTCGGCCTTCCCGCCACGGCGGACCTCATGATCGCCATCATCTCCACGGAGGAACTGGTGGAACTCGATCAGGTCATGGTCAAACAGTTGAAGAATCGTTATGGAGACCCCACTCTCCACAAGAAGTTCGTCGTCGGCATCGACCGAGCCAAGATGAAACTCTTTGATGTGAGCGACAAGGACCAGAGCCTCTTCAACAAGATCTCCAAGGAAGCAAGCCAGACCAGCGGATTTGACGACGACGACGACGACGATGGCCCCGGAACATCCTTCAACTCGAAGTTCAGCATTGATCGTGGTCGAACCTTTCGGAAGTTCACCGATTGGAAGCAATGACCCTAAATAGACTGGATGTTCGGTATGATTTCGTCATGGTTCAAGGGACAAAAAGTGCCGCCTAAGACAGAAACACTCATCGAGTGCCCCTCGTGTCCCAACTGCGGGCACGCCACTAGTCGTTCATGGCAGGACTACACCTTCTCCGTGGGCGGGAACGAAGAGTATCAGACTAAGCCAATCGTGTCGGCGACGGTCACCATGAACATTCCAGTATTCCGGTGTCTGAACAAGAACTGCAATACTTGCATGTATGGGAAGGAAGCAGAGGAGATGCTCCTTCCGATCCAATCGGTTCTTTCAAAAAATGCCGTACCACAAATCCGCTAAGGAGTATTTTAGAGGTCATACTATGATTAGAAAAATCAAAAACATGGTTTTGGTTCTTGCTGGAGGAAGTTACCAGTGGGACAGGCAGGAAATCTCTTGTCGAGAAACGTGGGCCAATCCCGCATACAACGACCCCGACACCGTTTTCTACTTCATTCGGGGAGACACGGCGGCATGTTTCTACGAGAAGGGTGTCACCAAGAATTACGAATGGCAAAAACATCGAACGGGAATGAGCGTCGATCAACTCAAGAATGCCAAGGTTGACATCGATCATGACACCCGAACCATCAAGGTCGATGTTCCCGACCACCACTCGTATAGCATGTTCAAGTTTGGTCTTGCTCTTCGAGAAGTATATAAGCACTTTCAGTGGGACTATCTCATTCGCCCCAATTCGGGGAGTTATCTGAATGTCAATCTCCTTTCGAAGAAACTAATTGATCTTCCGAAAGAGAACTTGGTGTATGGCGTTCCTATCAATGAATACGGTTTTCAATTCGCAAGCGGAGCGTGTTTCACCTTGACAGAAGACCTTTCCCGCAAGTTGGATGCTAATCTGGAGACCCTTCTGAAAATTGGCAGGGAAACAATTTTACCGGATGATGCCGTCATCGGATACATCCTTTCGACACCAATTGTCCTTTCTCCTCGAATAGCCGTCTGCTATGCCGACATTCAGGACCCTGCAAAGAAGGATACTTGGTTCGACCCCGATTGCTACCATTATCACTTCATGTCAACCAAGGACGATCGACCCCATTACAAAGTACATCAGAAGTTCTACGGAGACATTTCAAAGTGATTGGTGGTCTGAAAGAATACAATCAACTGGTTTACACCCCCTCCGACATCAATGAACATCTTCCCACTCTTTGCAAGTATGCGGAAAAATGCGATGTTGTTGTTGAACTCGGTGTTCGATATATCGTTTCTTCTTGGGCATTTGTCGTAGCAAAGCCGAAGAAACTGATATCCGTGGATATTGTCAACCCAGACACCCACCCAGACAGTCGAGGATATCGAGTTCATCACCTACAGTCGGCATGTTCTGAGAACGGAACCGAGTTTGAATTCATTCTAGGCGACAGCAGAAAGATCGATCTCCCCGAACACGATCTTCTCTTCATTGACACGCTGCACAACTATGAGGTTCTGAAAGAGGAACTCCGAGTTCAGGCACCGAAGACCAGAAAGTTCATCGCATTTCATGACACCACGCTGTTTGGCTATCGGGATGAACAAGGTCAAGGTCCCGGTCTCATCAAGGCAATTCAAGAGTTTCTCGCCTCGAATCCGAACTGGTCGATCGAAGAAGTATACAACAACAACAACGGACTGACGATTCTTGCTAAGTCTTGACGGATACATCTATGAAAACCAAGGTATTGATTACGGGGGTGGCTGGGCTGATTGGTTCCAGACTGGCTACGTGGATACTAGACAACATCAAGGATGTCGAAGTAATTGGCGTGGACGATCTCAGCGGAGGGTATAGCGAGAACGTCGATCCTCGGGTGGATTTCCATCCCATTTCGTGTGGCGGAGACACGTTTGGCGTTTTGATGGACAGGGTTCGCCCGAACTACGTCTATCACCTCGCAGCCTATGCAGCGGAGGGTTTGAGTCCTTTCATTCGAAAGTACAACTACGAGAACAACCTCCTCTCGACGGCGAATGTCGTGAACGCCTGCATCAATACCAATGTCAATAGACTCATATTCACGAGTTCCATGGCCGTCTACGGCAAATCTACACCTCCATTCGATGAAGCCCTTCCTAGGTCTCCCATTGATCCGTACGGGGTGGCTAAGGCATCCTGCGAGAGGGACATCGAAATCGCAGGCGAACAGCACGGACTTGATTGGTGCATCATTCGCCCCCACAACGTGTATGGTCGAAATCAGAACATCTGGGACAAGTATCGAAACGTCCTAGGAATCTGGATGTACAAGCATCTGAACGGAAACCCCCTGACCGTCTACGGAACCGGTGAGCAGGTCCGTGCCTTCAGTTATATCGATGATTGCCTAGAACCCCTTTGGAAGGCTGCAACCTTGCCTGAAGCGTCCCACCAGATCATCAACTTGGGGGGAACCAAGGAATACTCCATCAACGAGGCCGCAGAAACCCTCATTCGGGTCATGGGTGGGGGTAGGGTGGAACACCTCGAAGAGCGACACGAAGTCAAGTATGCGTGGTCCACTTGGCAAAAGTCGGTTGACATCCTCGGATATAGAGACACCATGACACTGGAGCAGGGATTGTCTCTCATGTGGGAATGGGCGAAGACCCAACCAAACAGAGAGCAGAAGCGATGGAAGAACTACGAAGTGTCGAAGGGAATCTATTCGTATTGGAAGTGAAGTTTATAAATAAGGAGTCTCGGAGACTCCAATGCTGTCCTTCGCATCCAGAACCCAACAAACACTGAACGAAGAGAAGTCGCTGAACAAGCACCTCGACCACATCGAGGACTTGATGATCCTCAACGGAAAGGACGGACTCGACCTGTCGATTGCTTTCCTCAAGGACATCGTAGAAAGCCTCAGGACGGGCCAGACGAACATGGGTGTATCCGCCAAGTGGGATGGCAAGCCCGCTGTCGTGTGCGGCGTAAACCCCGAGAACGGCAAGTTCTTCGTCTCCACCAAGTCGGCGTTCAGCAAGACTGTCAAGGCATACCACACAGAGGACGAAATTCGTAAAGGTATTGAAATAAAGGATTTGGCCGATAAACTGGTCGAATGCCTCAAATACCTCCCCAAACTGGGAATCAAGGGGGTCCTTCAGGGCGACCTGATGTTCGTGGCGAACAGCAAGCGAACTCTCAAGGTGGGCAAAGACGATTCGGTGGGGTTCCAGCCAAACACCATCCTCTATACGGCTCCTCTGAGGAGCGAGGTCGGTAGGCAGATCAACGCAGCCAAACTCGGCATCGTTTTCCATACGGCCTATTCGGGAGGGACGATGTCGAGTCTTTCGGCCACGACATTCAACTTCGATTCGAGCAAGTTGAAGAAGACCGCCGACGTATGGTTTACCGACCCGAACGTCTATGATCTCACTCCGGCATTGCTGAAGCCGAACGAATCCGATCCCATGATGAGGGACATCTCGAAGTGCGAGTCTCTCGCCAAGAAGGTTTCTCCGTTTCTGGGAACGCTTCTGGCTCAGGCGGATTTGGTCGAGATGCTGATGCCGTACATCAATGGAACGATCAATGGAGGATTGGCTCAGTTCACGGCGAGTGGATTCTCACTCTACGTGAAGACCCGATTTGAAAAGGATATAAATAAACTCAAGACCGAGAAGGGTAAGCAAGCGAAGACCGACACCATGAACAAGGCCCTCAACTTCATCGATGCTTATGATAAGCAATTCACGAATCTATTCGCCCTACACAACATGATTGCGAATGTGAAGGAGATGATCTTGACCAAGTTGCATTCCATCTCCCAGTTCGGTCATTTCTTCGTTGACGATGAGGGTATTCGCCCAACCGATCCCGAGGGGTTTGTAATCGCCCGCTCGGGTAGGGTAGTCAAGTTGGTCAATCGCCTTCGCTTTAGCAGGCAGAACAGAAAGGTCAATCAATGATCCGCAAGTTCTCGGAACACAGCATCGCTCTCACGGAAGCCAAGAAAGACACGGTTGTGTTCGCATTCGGAAGAATGAACCCCCCGACCATCGGCCATGGTGCGGTCGTTGACAAACTACTGTCCTTGGCCCAGTCCAAGAACGCCGATCACTTCCTGTTCGTCTCGAAGACGCAGGAGCCCAAGAAGAACCCCCTGAGCCACGAACAGAAGGTGTCGTATCTCAAAAAGTTCTTTCCCAAGGCCAATGTTCCACTCAACAAGGCCATCAACGCATTCGACGCTGTTCTGTACCTCTGTGAACTGGGTTACAAGCACATCACGGTCGTCACGGGCGACGATCAGGTGGAAGACTATCGAAGGATCTCCCAGTACAAGGGAAAGAAGGATTCCAAGGGAAGAACGTATTCGTTCGAGACGATTGACATCGTAATCGCAGGAGAAGCGAGGGATGATGCCGCCAGCGGAGTGGCGGGAATGTCGGCTTCGAAGATGCGGGCGGCGGCGTTCAACGGAAACTTCCCGGCGTTTGCGACGGGAGTGCCCGGAACGGACAATTCCCTCAAGAAGAAACTGTATGACGATGTCCGAAAGGGAATGGGTCTCAAGGAAGAGTTCGTGCATGAACAGGCCGACAAGACTTCCGGCGTGACCATCATGGCCCTCACGTCGTCCCAAAACGATCTCAGCGACACGGTCGAGAAGATGGAGAAAATCTGCAAGAAGAAGGGCATATCCTTCTATGCGGTGAAGACCAGTTCGGCTCAGGTTGAACTCTCGGCGGTCACTTCGAAGAAGATCAAGATTCGCAACTATGACGGCGAAGAGAGCGATGTCACGATCGATCCCTCCAATACCGTCTGCATCGTCCGTGGCGGCGTGATGAACAGCGATATTGGTGTCGCCATCATGACCATCCTCCAGAACAACGGCGTGTTCATGGTCAACGAACGGGGCGGAATGGAACTGTGTGCCAACAAGTTGGAGACTGCCATCGCTCTGAAGAAGCATGGACTTCCTCACCCACGTACGGCGTTTGTAAGCAAAGAGGAGAACGTCGAGGCGGCGGTCAAGGAGGTCGGCGGAAAGTTCCCGATCATCGTCAAGACTCTGACGGGAGCCGAAGGCATCGGCGTGTCCAAGATCGAGAGTCTGGAAAGCCTCAAGAGCGTTCTTCAAACCCTATGGAAGTATGAGGCAGAGGTCATCATTCAGGAGTTCCTGCCCGATTTCAAGAACGACGTTCGCAGCATTGTCCTCAACGGAAAGATCTTTGCGTGTGCGAAGCGAGACAAGGCACCGAAAGATTTCCGTACAAATATTGCCCGTGGTTCCAAAGGCGGTTCCCATCAACTCTCGGAAGAAGAAATCAAACTGGTCGAACAGGCCGCTAGGGTCAGCAAGTGCTACTACGTGGGAATCGACCACGTCATCAATGATGGAAAGCCCTACATCATCGAGATGAACGCCAGCCCCGGCAGCGGCAACATCTACTATCGATACTACGAGGACGGCAAGGGCAAGGACAACGTGAAGGGCGAAGAACTGGTAGAGGACTTCGTGAACTACCTGACCAACAAGGCCCATTGGAAGTTGTTCTCCAATCTGGCCGTGCGTGAGACAGTCAAGGTCAATGGCACGGAATACGAAGCCAAGGTGGACACCGGAAACAGTGGATACAACTCCATTCACGCCACTGACATCAAGGACAACGGAGACCATACGGTCACCTTCAAACTACCAAATGGAAAGAAGGTTACCAAGAAGATCGTGAGCCGTATCACGGTCAAGAGCGGAATCGGCATCAAGAAGCGAATGGTGGTGCTAATGGACATCGAGTTCCACGGCAAGCACTTCACAAACATTAAGTTCTCCTTGGCCGATCGAAGCCACATGTCGAGCAAGGTCCTTCTGGGTCTTCAATTTCTGAGCAAGACCGGTTTCATGGTGGACCCGGCGGAAGCCATCTATCCCCAACCGCAAATCGGATCGAACCGAAAGGGCGAGGAAGAAGAGGAAGAAGAGTTGGCCGAGGCCGACATCGGCAAGAGCAAGGAATACACCACCAAGACCGGAAAGACCAAGGAATCCCCCAAGGACGCAAAGACGGGAATGCCGAAGAAGTACGTTCGGGGTCTGTCCGTGAAGGATGCACTGGCTCGAAAGAAGAAGTTGGCTGCTCGCAAGGATGCTCCCGACGATGATCCGAAGACTTGGGAGTTCACGGAACCCAAGGAGAAGGACATCGAGACCAAGCCCTCGAAGTATACTCAGGCGTTCAAGAAACTCGCCAAGAAGGGTGGGGCGATCAAGGCCCTCAAGAATCAGGTCGAGGTGGATCATGCCCTTTCAGTCATTGAAGGCTTGACGCAATACGAATACTCCGATCGAGTTTCCAAGGCCATTCTGCTGGAGCAATGGGCCATCCTCAAGAACGAACTGGACGCTGCTGCAACCTATCGAGAATACATCAACCTCGAAAAGCAGGAAACATATGCGAAGTACAAGGAATCGACTCTCGAAGAAGACGTGGACTATCTCCTGTGCGAAGTGAGCCCTCCCGCCGGTGGTGCCCGCCGTTTCTCCAAGAAAGAGAAGATCAAGAAGGAGTTTCAGAAGCGATATGGCAATCGTTGGAAGGAAGTCTTCTATGCCACCGCATGGAAGATGCACAACGATTCCGTCGAGCATGACGGGAACATGGTGGAGTCGGCTATTGACAAGATCTACAGGGAAATCGTAGTCGAAGGTGCATGGGACTGGACGGCGAAGGGCGCAAGAGGTCCGTTGCCGGTCGGAACTGACCAGATTGTAAAAACATACAAGCATGACACCCCCGGCGAACGTGAGCAACTGGATGAGGTCGCCGACGAAGAGAAGGACGGAATCTACAAGGAATGGTCGAAACTCGTCAACATGACGGGCAAGGAACTCTCCGACTTCATTGACTCCGAAGAGGGCAAGGAGGCGGGTCTAAGCCGCAAGGAATCCGGCAAGGCAGGGGCAGGAGGAGGCAAGATCAAGTCTGGCCGTGATTCCGCCCGTGCCATCGTCCGTATGATGGGTCGCAAGAAGGACTCATGGACCGACAACGACTGGGAGTGGGCCAAGCGTCAGATCAACTTCATCAATCGAATGAAGGGTGCGAAGGGTAGTATGCGTGAGAAGGACGGAAAGCCGACTCGAAAACTGCTCGCACTGAAGATATGGGGCCACGATCCCGAGAAATGAAATGAAATCATTCAAGTCACTTACGCTAAATATACAGGAAGCACAGGTCGAAGCCGTCAAGAAGAAGGCATCACAAAGCGGAATACCCTATGGAATACTCAAGCAAGTGTATGATAGGGGAATGGCTGCTTGGAAGGGCGGACATCGACCGGGAGCGAACTCGCACGCATGGGCACTCGCAAGGGTGAACTCGTTCATCGTAGGTGGCAAAACTCGCCATACTGCCGATAAGGATCTTTGGAAAAAAGCCAAGGGTGGCTAAGTAGTAGTAATCATAAATAAACCAACACAGCGGAGAGAAATAATGTTCACGCAACCCCACAATCAGAACCTGCTCAGCGATGTCATGAAGATCCTCGGTGGCAGCGACAAGCCCGAAAACAACATTCGGCCCGCCCCACAGTGGGTGATCGATGCGTCCCATGGAGCAGCACGCACCCTTTCCGAAGCCTACTCTTCGGGCGAGGTCGTGACCAGCGAAACCAAGCGTGATATTCTTCGCAAGCATCTTGCAGAAGCGGTCAAGAACTGCGGCTGCAACGTGGGCAAGGACGACCCGATCTACTTCGAGAAGGAAGTGGAGAAGAGAATGTCGGAAGGTACGGTACAGCCCACTCAGAAGACCGTTCTGGCCTCCCCCAAGGAGGTCGCCAAGAAGACTGCCAAGCCCGCCTCCAAGAGCATTCCGACCAATGCCGGTCTGGGAAGCAAGAACGAGTCGATCGAGGCTGATATGCGGTATTTCCTTACCCAACTGACCGAGGAAGAGATCGATGTTCTGAGCGATGTCGTTCTTGAAGCGACCATGAGCAAGAAGCAGTTGGACAAGGCTGTCAATGCCGCTTTCTATAAGCATTTCAACAAGGTTCAGATCGACATGATGTCGATTCCCAAACTGTACAAGGAAATCGAAGTGGGTCTGTCCGCAGGCAAGAACCCTGATGAGTTCGTTCCCGCTCTCGTCACCAAGTACCGCAAGAACTAACACCAACCAACCACGCTAAATAGGTAGGAATAGGAGATCACCCAACATGGCAACATGGCGTAACAACGACCGAGAAGAATCGAAGCCAACGTGGCTGAACAAATCCCAGAAGCGAAACTGTGTGCGAACCGTCCGTGGATGGGAAGTGCCATCTTCCAACGCTTTCGGCAATCAGTTTGAAGGCTGGAAGTTGTACGGTGCAACTGCCTACGTTCCGACTACTGAACTACTCGTGGCCCTTCCAACCGATGTGACGGCAGGTTCCATCGCCAGCGGCAACATGGTTGGTCCGAACTACTTCATCCGTGGCACAACCGGTGCATACGGAAATGGTTATGGTGGTACGTGTTCGGCATTTGGATTCACTGCCAACCGTGATGTTCCCAACTATACTCCATACTTTACCTGTCCATTCAATGCCGATTCTGCTACGTCTGGTGGTCCAGATGGCGTTGGTGTTTCCCACAATGGTTCCAACGGTTCTGGTCTGATGTCGGACAAAAACTATGCCTATAAGGTCAATAAGTATGGAGTATCCTCGCTCGGCCTTCCATACGGCGTGACTGCATATGTCAAAGTCTGTCTCAACGATTACAACTTCACCCAAACGATGAGCATTACTTCGGGCAACGGTACGGGATTCAATCTCTACCTACAGAATCAGTTGCTTGATACGACTCTTGTTCCCACTGCCGTGTACGAAGAGTTCTTTGGCCCAACCGCTTCCAGCAATCACAACAATGCTGTGATTCGATTCACGAATCAGCAAGCAACTGCCGGTAGTGCAACAAGTGCAATCAATAGCACAACTCGTGTGATCGTGATTGGCCTGACCGCAAATGACGGTTCCGGTGCTACTGTTGCAGGATTCACGTCGGGAGCGACTTCGTATGGAATCTCGTTTGCCGTCAAGTTCGATCGTCCAAACCCCTACGGCTAATCCAAGGAGTAATGATGCGGCGTTTCAAGGAAATTCGTAAAGTTATTCGTGAGTTTTATGATACTCCTGCTGGCTCTGCGCCCAGTGGTTTGCGTGGTCGTGTTGGTCCGCAGGACGGTCAAAATGCGGTTGACTTCAATCAGAACCTCGCCAAGTTGAATCCCGGAGAGGTCTCCCGAATCAATACGTATCTGGGTGCCCTCTCTGCCAAGGCGTACATCAACCCGAACGAGGCGATGAAGGAGATCTGGAACAGTCTGTCGTCGATCGGTCTGAACTTCAAACTCATTCAGGGAGACGATCTATACCGTCCCGGAACTCGCTGCTATGAACTGAATCTGTTTGGTGGATCGTTCGGTGCGGATGGAACTCGATACGGGTACAACCCTCCGGATGACAACATCGAACGAAAAATCGGAGTGAAACTTGGTCTTGAAGTGACTTCGCAGCCGACCTCGGGGGGACGTGTTGCCCTCCACGCTCGAATCGTCAATATGTGATAGGTATGGATGTTTGGTGAGCCTCTAAACGATAAAACCTATATTCGCTATGCTATGAACCACTACGACAATCCCTCGGGAGGAATCGAGGAGTTCGAAGAAGACATGGCGAGGGTTGTCTATCTGAAGAGGCTATTCCGAAAGTATCAGAAAACAGGCGTGCTTCGTGAACGCCTGATTCTCAATCACATCATTACATTCTACAACGTCTTCGGAGTCGAGGTGGCAACTCGACTCCTTTTCTTTCGCATCGAAATCGATCTTCACTACATACTAAAGACCTTTTTGGTATTCTTGAACTATCTCCCAGAAGGGAACCCGAAGTTCTCGGTGGGTTGCGATGTGGTGTCTATCTCAATGGACAAGGGAATCATAGACGTTCTGAGGAGGATCTGATGGACATCAAGCAACTCATTTCGCACCAGTTCGATCGAATCGTGTCAACGCCCCTGAGCGAGACTCCATCCGAATACACCATGTTTCGTACGATGTGTGTTGGGGTCAAGAAACTCCTCGAAGCCATCACCCCATCCTCCTTGGAGTCCAATGCTTCCGACATCGTATCCACGACCATGAAACTTCGCAGGTACATCGGATCTGACCTGCCCGACATCACGGTGGTGGATCAAATGGTGGCCGAGAAGTTCGCCGAGGTCGGGGTTGCTCTCGAATCCCTTTCCGAGTCGGCATCCAATCCCGTAGCCATCCCCGCAGGCGAGTACGTCGTGCGTGGGCGTGCGTGCGTGTGGGAGGAGGATCTTCTCCCGATTGACGAGTGCTTCGGGCATCCCGTGTACCGAGCAAACGGCCTGTACTTCATTCTCAGCGAAGCCAAGAAGAGGCGAATGGGTGAGGACGCTCCGGTGAACGCCGTGGGTGGCGGGAACATCGCAGGCGTTTCCCCCGGTCAGGAACCCCCCGGTCCCAAGGGTGGGTTTGCAGGTCGCATGATGCTGAGCAGAAAGAAAAAGAAGAAGTCTCCGCAGATCGACCCCATGGATGGTTGGCCCAAGTGAGGCCCGTTTCGAAACCACGATGGAGGTGATGCTTGAGTATCAGGGAAGTCAACCGAATACTTGCCGAATACGCTAAGCAGAAACTCGATCCCAAATCCGAGAGAGC